GTCAAGCGCGAACGCGCTGCCAGCTGGCGCTGCACGCGAGATCGGCAGATTGCCGCCGAGCGTCACTTTGAAGTCAGTGACCTCGGTGAACGCAACGCTGTTCCAGGTGACGGTAACGCCGGCAGCATAGACAGCCATGACGGGATGCCTCCGTCACGGCAACTAGCGAGCGACCTTGAAGACCGCCTGGCCCTTGATGACGTCGTTCGTGGCAAGCGTCACGGATGAGCTCACAACCGTGGCGTTCTTTGAGAGGAACGATGCACCGGCGTGCGTAATCACAAGGGCCGCGCTGGAGGCATCGGCCACGACAGCCTTGCCGAGATAGTCAATCGTGACCTGCCGCCCCGTGTCGGTGGCGTTGCCGGTCAGCGGGCGGTCCATCGTCTCGACGGAGTTGCCAGCGGTGAGCCCGAGGTGCGACACGTCGATCGTGTTGTCGGTTGCCGGGTCGGCCAGGTTGTACACGATGTTCGTGACGGTGAAGGCCGTGCCGCCAAACGTGAACACTGTTCCCGCACCGTCATGAGGCGTGATCGCCATGTGTCAACTCTCCTGCCAGAGGATGCCGTAGATTTGTTGCACTGTGTAAACCGGCGGGAGGTCGCCGCCGGCCAACTGGGCGAATCCGTCGCTCTCGTTGTCGAGCGACACACGCGCCACAGTCACATTTTCCAATGTGCCCCCCCAGCCATCCAGAGACTGCCGGCACTGGTCTGCGATATCTCTCGCGGATTCGTAGGTCTCTGCGAAGATGTCGACCGAGAGGCTTACTGTCGGCGTGCCGATCGGCCCCTTGAGGGACTGCGTCCGCTCGACTGCCACACGCCTCCACGTCACGAACGGCAGGGCAGCCGTGGCCGGTGCGATGACGGGGTAGATGCGGGTGCCGATGAGGGCGGTCACACCGGCTGTCGCGACGAGGCGGCTGCGAACGGCAGCCTCCGGTGATTTCAGCGGCATTCGTCAGACTCCAGAGAGGGTGCCTTCGCCGCGGAACGTGAGCGTGCTCAGTGCTCGCTCCAGGCTGATCCGCAGCTCCTGCTGCAGGATGAACGCCACCTGACTCTGCGACTGTTCAAAAGCAGTGCGAACCGGCGGGCGTCCTGCACGACCGCCCACGGGCGTCGGTGCGATCACGATGGGCGTTTTTGACTTGCGAAAGAACGCCCCCGGATACGGCGGATCAGTCTGCACGCGGCCGTTTCGCTGGCGGATCGTGTCGAATGGCCCGAGGGTCTTAAAGCTCGACGCGATGTAGGCGTTCTGCCCCTTGACCGTATGCACGACGCCCTTGCCGCGAACGGTCTCTTGAATGCCCATGCGGGTTCGCACGAACGGCACCGTAGGGCTTTTCCGCTGGTACGGCGTGTTGGAAAACTTGCCGACCACACGCTGCCGCGTGCCGTACTCAATGAGCCACTGGTGATATGCCCGGTCGCCAGAAGACGCCCGCGAGGAGCGGACCTTGCCGCCGGCGGCACTGGTGGAGTCGAGCTTTCCGGCACGCTGGTAGCCGATCAGGGCGACGGCGTTGCCATCCCTTGAGTACGCGATGACTTTTGTGGAAATCGCAGCACGCAGATTGCCGGTCGGCCCTACTGGCGTGAGTTCACGCAGGCGAAGCCTGGCTGGCTCAATCGCTTTTTCCAGCGCATTCTTCAACGACTGTGCGGTGAAGTTCGTGTCGCCCAGCCCCCGGATAGCGTCTCCCACCCGCTGAAGGTCAGGGAAGTTCGCCGAGATGACGATACCGGCTGTCGCCATCTAGGTGTTCTCCTGGCAGATGGCCTCGTGCTCTTGGCGGTTGCCGTGCTCGAGCAGGCTGACAATCTCCAGCGTGCGAGACCGCCACGAGAAGCGATGCGACTGCGTCAGGCCGGGCAGATACCGCAGCCGCACGCGGTGGCTGATCGCCGTCTGGCTCTGCCCCGCCGTGATCTGCTCGCGTGCCGACACGCCCTCCACGCTCGCCCAGACGGCAGACGAGTCGGACCACGTCAGCACCGTTTCGCCGAGGGCATTGGTCGTGCCACTGGCGACCTGCACCGTCACCCGCTCGCGGAGCTTGCCAGGGTCAATCATCGGTACGAGCCCCAGCGTTGAGCGTCGAGCAGCGCCTTCGCACCGAATGGGATCTCATTCAACGCCCCGGCATCGGCCGCCAGCCGACGCTCGTACCAGTGCCCAACGAGCATCAGGATGGCATTGCGGACGCCCTGCGGCACGTCGTTTCCAGACGAGCCGCGACCCGCCCACCACGTCACGGTGACGGCGTTGTAGTCCATGATGTGTCCAGGCCACGCCCCGCCGTAGTTCGTGCGGATCACGCCCGGCGTGCTGTCCCGATCCACGCGGTACTGCGTCGAGGACAGCGTTGCCGTCGTGCCGCTCTCGTCGAGCGTGTACGTGACCGTGACGGCAGTCGTCGTGCCGGCAGTTGCCATCGGTGGACGCGGCAACTCGATCTCGACGGGGAACCCGTCCATCTTCATTGTCAGCTGCTGGTGGACGAGCGACTCGTCCATGTAGGCTTCGACCCACTCACGTGCCGCCGTCACCAGCGACGCGATGTAGGCGTCGTCGGTTGTCGAGTCGACCCGGCAGTGGCCCTTCGCCTCGGCCAGCGAGACAGGCTCAACTATCGGCTGCGTGACCGTCCTGATGCTGCGGTAGTTCAACGCTTCGCTCCTTGGGAGGTCGCCCCCGCCGCCGCGGAGTCAGGTCCGCAGACTCGCCGCCAGGCTCAAGTGCCGCCGTCTCGATCAGGTCGGCCTGCCGATCTGCTACGGCAGTGCCCTCGGCGATGAGCCGACGAGCCACTGCCTCGTCGCAATCGACAACGTCGCCCGGCCGGTAAGTCGAGTAGTTCTTCTGGAATTTGATTTTCACGATTGGGGCACGCTCCATGCAGTGTCGGGGGCTTTCAGCTTGCTCGTGAACTCCGTCGTCCACTGGAAGACAGGCGAGCTGAGATCCTTGCCGGGCCACGTCACGACGTACTCGCCGTGGCCGAGAATCACTCGCGGCGTGACGAACACGCGGTTCCCGCTGTCACGCCAGTTTTTCCACCAGTAAATGTCCGGGTCTAATCTGCCGTCATTCCAGGTGCCGTCCGGTGCTGGCTTTGACCAGAACCACGGTTTCTTGCATCGCTTCAGCGCCGCCGTCGAAATCACGGTGCAACCGAAGTGTGCGCTGTCCACCTCCTGCACGGGCTCGCCGAACCAGCTGGCAGGCACCGTCGTGCTGCCGCTCTCGGGAGGATTGTCGAGCGTGCCCTTGAGCGTGAGCATCGGACGGCCGTCCTCACGCTTGGTCTGCAAGCCGGTCAGTGCGTCGCACTGGAACGTGAGCGCCATCGTGAAGAGGTGCTCGACGTCGGCGCGGGTCATGAAGGTATCGTAATCCAACGTCAAAATGTACTCGCATTTATCAATGAACTGCTCGAAGATGCGAGAATTGACTTGGTCGCATTTGTCCTAGGGTTGAGCCCCCTGGCATTTAGCCAGAGGGCTCAACCCCAGAATGCGCCGGTCCCCATAGTCGGGCGAATCCCCAGAGGCATGAGCGCCTGAGCCCATGCGAAGTGGTTTGCGGTAAAGCTCAACCGCGGCATCGACAGCACCGCCTCGACGCGGATGTCTGCCTCCGTGTTCCCGATCTTGACGATCATTCTGGTACCTCGTGAAAAAGGAGACGGCTGGCGGGGATTGCTCCCTGCCAGCCGTCCAGAATGACGATAGTGTCAAGCGATCAGGACTCGACCGAGACCTTCACACCCTTGCCGGTGGCGTCGACCGGGCCAGCCTCGCCCTTGCCGAGGCGAGCCGAGACCACGATCACCGTGTCGGTGTTGGGGCTCGCCACCACCCGGAGATAGCGCTTCTTGCCGCGGAGGTCAACGTCCAGCCGCGAGACGGTCATCGTGTCCGTCACAGTCTGGCCGGCATAGGCCGCCGGCTTGAGGTCGCCAGAAAATCCCGACACGGTGGAGTAGGTGCCGGTGCTGGCATCCGACTCGGTGAGGGTCAGGGTCTGGAACACGCTCGACGTCGATGCCGCAGGTCCGGCAATCACGTCAATGGACGCATAGGCGTAGCCCAGCGTGTCGAGCGTCAGGGTCGCGGTCTGCGATGACGTGTAGACCGCGCCCTTGCCGGCCGCAGCGGA